AGCATACCGGGAAAGACCTTGGCCGTGCGGTACTAGATGCGGAAGAAGGCGATAGTATTAAGTTTGGGATACTAGACAGTTCATGTTGGCATCAGAGAGGTCAGCTTGGACCGTCTATAGCAGAAGAGATGATAATGATGGGCTGCAAGTGGCGTCCCAGTGATCGATCTGCAGGCTCACGGGTAGCTGGTAAGAACCAAGTCCACCAACGACTAAAGGTAGATGAGGATACTGACATGCCTGGGATAGTTTTCTTTAACACTTGCCGACAGATCATAGCAGATCTCCCTGTAATACCCTCCTGCCCTAAAGGTACTGATGACATTGATCAGCGATATGCATCTGACCACACCTACGACAGCCTGCGCTACGGCGTATCTAGCCGCCCCCGTGCGTTTTCGCCCTTCGATAGAGGCAGAGGCGTCCCTCAACAGCGATGGCAACCTGCAGATTCAACATTTGGATATTAAAATATGGCATTAATGGACAAACCTACTGGTTTCGACCCTGAAGATTCTGCGGAAGCTTCTAACGTAGTTTCTCTAGATGAAGATGGTGATGTGGAGCAGGAGAACCTTGATTACTCTGGACTTGCTGCATATATAACTGGTCAGTTCAGGCGTTCAAAAGACAATAGACTGCTAGATGAAACAAGGTGGTTAGGCGCATACCGAAACTACCGTGGTATTTATGGCCCTGAAGTACAGTTTACCGACAGTGAGAAGAGCCAAGCCTTCGTAAAGATCACAAAGACTAAGGTTCTGGCTGCTTATGCTCAGATGACTGACGTTTTGTTTGCTGGTTCTAAGTTTCCTATTGGTATGGAAGCACGGCGTTACCCGAACAACGTAGAGGATACCGTAAGTTTCGATCCAAATGGACTGACTGCTGAAAAAATTAAGGAAAAGACGGGTGTGGACTATAAAGTCCCTCGTAATATTGTCCGTCCAGACATCGCTAAAGAGCTTGGCCTATATAAAGACAAGTTAGAGCCTGTTAAGGATGAGTTAGAGGCTGGTGCGGGTACTAACCCCGGTTCTATTACATTTGAGCCTGCTAAACGTGCCGCACAGCTTATGGAAAAGAAGATGCACGACCAGCTTGAGGAAACCAACGCTGACAAGCATCTACGTTCTGCAGCATTTGAGTGTGCATTATTTGGCACAGGCATTATTAAAGGACCATTTGCCCAAGATAAGGAATATCCCCGCTGGGATGCAGAGGGTAATTACGATCCTTTGTTTCAAACCATACCAAAGCTTGAGTATGTCAGCATTTGGGACATGTATCCTGATCCAGACGCACGAAACATGTCTGAGGCCGAATATACGGTCCAACGACACCGTTTAAGCCGTACGCAATTGCGTAATCTAAAGAAACGTCCTCATTTTAGGGATGAAAGCATTGAATTAGCCGTTGAATATGGCCCAGATTACACCCGTGAGTACTGGGAAGACGCCCTAGAGGACCATAACCAGACAGGTACAATTGAACGCTATGAGGTGATAGAATACTGGGGAATACTTGATTCTGAGCTTGCTGAAGCGGCTGATATCGATATCCCCAAGGAATTAGACGATCGTGACCAGATTGAAGTGAATGCTTGGATCTGTAACGGCCAAATCCTGCGTCTAGTGCTAAATCCTTTCACACCTACCAGGATTCCGTACTGTGCAGTGCCTTATGAGCTTAACCCCTACGGCCTTTTTGGCATTGGTGTGGCTGAGAACATGATGGATACCCAGTTGTTAATGAACGGTTTTATGAGACTGAGTGTGGACAATGCCGCTCTCTCTGGCAACCTTCTTATTGAGATTGACGAGACAAACTTAGTCCCAGGCCAAGACCTGTCTGTTTATCCTGGTAAAGTGTTCCGCCGCCAAGGGGGCCAGATAGGCGCTGCGATCCACGGCACTAAGTTTCCCAACGTATCTAACGAACTTTTACAGATGTTTGATAAGGCACGTCAGCTTTCAGATGAGAGTACCGGCATCCCGTCATTCTCGCACGGTCAGACCGGAGTTACCGGCGTAGGCCGAACTGCCTCTGGTATGTCGATGCTTATGGGCGCAGCAGCGCAGGGCATTAAAACAGTAGTTCGAAATGTAGATGACTATCTACTATCGCCACTGGGCAAAGCCTTATTTGCATTCAACATGCAGTTCAACTTTGATCAGCAGTTTTCCAACGGTGACCTTGAGGTAAAATCTCGTGGCACGGAAAGCCTTATGCGGAATGAAATCCGTAGCCAACGCCTGCTTCAGTTTTTGCAGATGACGCAAAATCCTCAAATGGCTCCGTTTGTAAAATACGATTACGTCTTACGGGAACTAGCGGCTTCTATGGATCTTGATGAAGACAAGATTATGAATGATCAGCGAGAAGCAATCATACAAGCTAAGATGATGGCCGAAATTCAAGCATTGATGCCTGCACCGCCACCACAGGCCGCACAAGGCCCACAAGGGCCACAAGATGCTAGTACAGGACCAGCGGCTCCTGGCGCACCTCCAGGCCCCGGAGAGCAGGGCTTCACAGGCGCAGGGGGCGGCGATAATGGCGGGAATGAACCTGCACCACAAGGCGCACCACCAGCGCCCCAGGCTCCGCTACAATAATGGATAGAGAGTTATACCGTTCCCTGCTTTATTTTGTGAACGATAAAAAGCAGATGGATCTACTGCAAAAGTATGTAGTAGCAAAAATCTCTCTTCTTCACAGGCAGATGGAGAACCTCCAGAACCACCATGAAATTTTAAAGGTTCAAGGCGCTATCGCTGAATTGCGTAGATTTAAAACGCTCCGAGATGAAACAATTAAGGGAGCTGAATGATGGATCCGATTACCCGACACCACTATCAGAACATTGCTGATGGCAAGGCCGTTGAAAATGAAGACGGAAGCCTTTCCACGGTAAAGACTTTGATCATGGAAGTTGATGGTAGGGAGATATTGATCCCCACCGTTTGGGACGGTCAGATCGTAGACGATGAAGACGCCATAGATAACGCTATGAGAAGCGGAATTGAATGGCCAAGTGCTGAACCTACTGAAGAAGGTCGAGCAAGCCTACAAGCTCAGGATGATGAAGCCCATCGTGAGTTTAATAGAGATACTACCCCTGAAGAAGCGCAAGCAATTTTAGATGCTGCAGATGCAGAGACTTCCACCACAGACGGCCTAATGGCTGAAACAATTGAATATGCGCTGGGCGGATTTGCGACTGCCAATAAAGGTATTACCACAACAGAGGGTTTGGATATGGCTAAACAGAAATTTCAATTAGACCGCAAAAAAGCCGACAAAGACGGTGATGGTAAATTAAGTAAATACGAAGAAACTACTGGCGAAGCCGTCCAGAAAGCTATGGATGATGATGAGCTTGTAGAGATGGCGCATGGCGGGATGGCCTGTGGCGATGGCATGATGTCAGACCCAGCTTCTGGCAATGAGATCCCGATAGGATCTACCGCAAAGAACGTAGCTGATGACATTGAAGCACTGATCAGCGAGGGCGAATACGTTCTCCCTGCCAATGTCGTTAAGTGGCACGGTTTGAGCCGCATCATGGACATGCAAGCCGAGGCAGAGATGGGCCTCATGGGAATGTATGACATGGGCCTAATTCAATACGCAAGTGAGGAAGGTGCTGAAGAACCTGAAGAGGTTGTTGAGGCAGAAGACGATGCTCCTGAAGAGGACATTGATATCGAAGTTGCAGCCTTTGAGGTGAGCAATAATTTGGATGATGAAGATGAAGCCGAGGAGATTTATCCTAAGACATCCTACACACCAGGGACGTTTCGGAGGCCTAAGATAGCTTTCGTGTCCTAAAGGGCTACCCGCCAAAGTGCGGCCCCCCCAGAGGCAATAAATGGTAAAATATCGTAGAGATAATCAAGAAGAAGATAACGGACTTTCCTACGCAGAAGAATTTGCGGCACAGTCTCAAACTACAGAACAACCCGCTGAAGGCGAAGATACTACATACAAAAAGCGTTATGGAGATCTTCGTAGGCATTCCCAAAACCTTATGCAGCAAAAAGATCAAGCCTTGGCAGAGATGAAGGCACAGCTTGATACCGCAGCAAAGGGTCAGATTAAGTTTCCTAAATCGGACGCTGAAATTGATCAGTGGTCAAAGAAGTATCCTGATGTTGCGGCTATCGTTGATAGCATTGCTCGTAAGCGGTCTGGAGAAGCCCTTGAAGAGGGTGAAAAGCGTATGGAAAGCCTACGGAAACTAGAGACTAAGTTGACTAAGAAAGATGCAGAACAGCAGCTTTTAAAGATCCACCCTGACTTTGGCGAAATTAGGCAGGACCAAGGGTTTCACGAGTGGGTAGCCCTCCAGCCCGTTTATATTCAAGATGCTCTGTATAAAAACAATACGGATGCTAACTCTGCAAGTCGGGCTATTGATTTGTATAAGGCTGACATGAGCAAGACTAAACCCAGACGAAAGTCTGCAGCGCAGTCGATTGGCCGTACTTCAACATCTTCACCAACTTCTGGTAGTCGCATAGAATATTCTGAAAGCCAGGTTGAGCAAATGAGTAATGCGGAGTTTGGAAAGCATGAAGAAGCTATCTCTGAAGCAATGTCTAACGGCAACTTTAACTATGACATTAGTGGCGGCGCACGATAGGCTGTTGCAATATCATTAGTTAGGTGGTATAATAAAGGTGAAGTGGCGGACAGTAAATACATTTGCCACTTCCCAGTTCCTTGATGATACGTCTGTAATAGACCTATCTTCTGAGAACTAAAACTCTCAAAACACAGAACAGAGCCACCGCAAGGTCTACCTCTAATTTTGTTTTTCCAGAAGAATATAGACGTTTAGTCCACCAGTGTGGTGAGGCCCGACTGCTACTTAGCTGCAACTAACTAGTCTTCGCACCCTCACATATCACTGCCACTTAATTGTCCTCTTCGGATTTGTCGGGTTTCGGCCCAGCCATTCCAAAAAGGAGCATATAAAATGGCATTTTCATCAGCACCAGCCCACGGGAATCTTCCCAATGGCAATTTTTCGAGTGTTATTTACTCGAAAAAAGTACAACTTGCATTTCGCAAAAGCACAGTCACCGGCGATATCACAAACAGTGATTTTATAGGTGAGCTAAATTCGGTTGGAGACACAGTTCGAATTATCAAGGAACCTGAGGTAGCCGTTAAAGGTTATAAACGTGGTACAACGATTACCGCCCAAGACCTTGATGACGAAGACTTTTCTTTGGTCATCGACAAAGCTAACTACTTTGCGTTTCAAAATGGACGATATTGAAGAAAGCATGAGTCACGTTTCGTTTATGAGCCTCGCTACGGATCGTGCGGCCCATCGTTTAGCAGATCAGCATGACCAAGAAGTTCTTGGTTACTTGGCAGGCTATAAGCAGTCTTCACTTCATGCATCAGCAAATGCTGTCAATGACCAGGTCAACGGTGATAAAGCTGTAGATTCTACTGGTTCTGATGAATTGCTGACTTCTATGAAGCTCATAAAAGGTTCATTCGGCAACATTACCACATCATCTGCCGGTGATCATGCAATCCCACTCGCAGTACGTCTGCCTGGGGCAACAGCACTACCAACTGCAACAGCTTCACCAATGATGGTTGTAGCTCGTATGGCACGTCTTCTTGACCAACAGCAGGTTGATACACAAGGGCGTTGGCTGGTAGTCGATCCTGTGTTCTGCGAAATCTTGCGAGACGAGCAAAGTTCATTATTTAACAATGACTTCGGTGAATCTGGTGGGCTTCGTAATGGTCTGATCTTGAAGAATTTGCACGGCTTTCGTGTATATACTTCCTCGAATCTTCCAGCAGTTGGTACGGGTCCAGGTACTTCTGGCACAAGTAACCAGAACACGAACTATGGTGCAATCGTAGCTGGTCATGACTCTGCTGTCGCAA